ATAGAAGTTTCACTTAAAAAATAAATCAAATGAGTAAAGTATCAAGAGTTAAATGGATTCAATCCAGCGGTTCATTCAAGGACATGAAAATCACAGAAGTTGAATTCGAGAATGGGGATTGTGGGAATAATTACCATAAAGGAGAAATCAGCAAATTCGTAGTAGGGAAATCGTATGAGTATGAATTGATAAGTGGTAAAGGGAAATCCCCTTCCATTAAATTCATAAATGAAGCTCCAGATGGGGATTCATCTTCTTCTCCTTCATCATCATCTTCTCCTTCTCCTTCTCAATCTGGAAGCAATGTAAAATCCTATGGGAAATCTCCAGAAGAAAGTAATCGCATAGCCAGGATGAATGCTTTAACCAATGCTATTAATTATAGTATTGAAGTAAGCAAAAAGCAAAAAGTAGAATTACTTGATGTTTTGACTATTGCTCAAGAATTTGAGAAATTCATTTGTGAAGGAATTCAAAATACTCAATCTGCGAATGAATATAATCGTATCAATTCTGGAGTGAGTGGAACTGGAATTCCATCTCAAGTAAGAGAAGAGTATTCAAATGAAAATTCTGATTTACCATTCTAAAATATCAATCATGAACTTATTTCAAGTATACGTTAAAAATAAGTTTGGAAGCACGAAAGAGTTTGCCAAGGGGATGAATATGTCATTCCCCACGGCACTCAAATATCTTCGTAATCCAAAAGAATTAACTATATCCCATGCTATCACCTTATCTGAAATTACTGGAGATAAATTGAAGGATGTAGTGGAATTCATAATCTGGGATAGCAATACCTTAATGAACCAAATTCAATTAAAATATGGTAAGCAAATCAATCATAAATAAGCTTCTGATTTATTGTACTACCAGGGAATCTCAAAATCTGTTAAAGGAATTGGTAATGATTTCATGCATAGAGCCCCAGTTCATTATTGATACCATTGAAGAGCATCAATCTTTGGGGAATAAAGGGATTGAAGGGAAGTATATAAATGCAGTCATGAATTTCATCTCTGATTACGCAAACATCACTCATGAAGATATCATGGGAAATCGTAGAATACGATTATTTACTGATTGCAGAAAGATGGCAATTTTCTTTATTTTTTCTGGAACGAAAATGAATAAAAGTTCAGTCGCAAGATTATTCAATAAAGACCATGCCACCATACTTCATGCTTTACATGGACATAATAATTTAATGGAAGTGGATTATAATTACAAGAAGATGTTTGATTATGTCCAGGCACGATTACAATTCGCTCAATATAACACACAAAATAATGGAAATGAAAATTCAATATCTTCTGGAACAGATGGATTTACTCCAGGAGGAAATGAAGGAATTGAAAATGAAACTCAATTCCCTGGAGGAGAAGAAGAAAATCAATAAAGATTTCATTCCTCCATCCCTGGAAGAAGTCGCAGATTATTTTCTGGAAAGGGAAAAAGAATCAAGCACTGAAGATGGAATCCTATTCGCAGAAAAATTCATTGCTCATTACGAGCAAACTGGATGGATGTATGGAAAGCGAAAGATGAAGGACTGGAAAAGAGCAATAATCAGTGCATGGAATACCAAGCAATATGTTTCTAAAAAATTAAATCATCATGGAACTGAAAAAGTTGGAAGAATATCCATTAATGAAATACAAGAATTCATTAACAGAGGATGAAAAGAAATTCGTATCAGTATCTAATTCTGGAAATAAAATCAAGGATTGCTCAATCCAGGAATTAAAGAAGATGATAATCTTTGCTTCCGTAACTTATGGAGTGAATCATATTCCTTCCATGGAAGAGGAGAAGATTCTTTATCATGCTATTCATTCTACATATCCCCATTATACGATTGAAGAATTGAATTATGCATTATTCTTGAATGCGACTGGGAAACATTGGGAACGAGTTCAATGCTTTAATTTAATATCCATTCCTTTCATCTGCGATTGTATGAATCAATATATTCAATGGTCCAGGAAGATGAATAATGAATTAAAGAAAAAGGAGATTCTGGAACTTCCTTCTGGAGATAATACTCCCATGAATTCAATCAACTGGATTGAATGGCTTGAAAGGGATAAAAAGAATCTGGAGAATGATTTTTCAGTAGCCTTTTCCAGAATTGTTATTACCAAGCTTTATAATTTGAAGGTGCTTTCAGATGATGATTTCTCTGAATCAGAATGGAAGGAGTTTGAATTAAAATCTTTTCGTCAAGTAAAGATTCAAAATCGTAAAGAGAAAAGGACCACTATAAAGATGGAAATGATGATATGCTTATATAATCATCTGCTTTCTTCTGAAAGTCTGTTTAACAAGGTTATAAATCGCTTAAAAGAAAAAGAAAATGAGTAATCAATTAGCAATGAGTTGGGTCATGAAAGAAATGGAGAAGATTCGTGAAAAAGGGAATCTGGAAGCGGAGAATCTGATATGGGCAAAAGGAATGGAAATGGAAAAGGACCAGATTTATGATATTGCTTTATATCATGCTGATTCTTCAGTCAGTCATGATTGTATTCATTCTTACATGAAAAAGAAATATAATGCTCAAGATGAAGAATAAATCAAAGAAGAATAATACTCCAGATATTATTCATACCAGATATGTGATTACCAATCATGATGATAATTCTCAAATCATCACCTATCATGGAAATAAATTCGTGGATGTTAAATTCATCGTTCCAGGTGATTCAAAAGAAAAATTAATTGGTAGGATTGATAAAGAGAAGAAAATCCTGGATATAAAAAGAATTCGTTCCAGACATTTATTCCAGAAGAAGATGGCATACGGATTCAATTATTATATTCTGAAGAATGCTAAATTATTTGATACTATTCATCTGAAGGATGATAAAGATGAATGGCTTATCCCAGTCAATTTCATTCTGAAAAATGGTACCTTCATGCACTTCAAGAATAATGGTAATTTTGAACTCCAGAAATTCGTCTCCTTGATTGAATTAACTCCCTTTGAAATGGAAGCTCAATTATGAAGTATACAGATAAGCAGGAAGAAGCCCTGGATTATTTATCACCTCAAAGTGATATTCAACAACTTCTTTATGGAGGAAGTGCTGGAAGTGGAAAAACCTTGCTTGGTTGTGATTGGCAAATCAAAAGGAGATTGAAATATCCTGGAACCAGGGGATTGATTGGCAGAGCAGTATTGAAGAAGTTGAGATTATCCACTATGAAAACCTTCTGGAAGTTGATGGCGGAATATGGAATGAAACCAGATATCCATTACAAGTATCATGGAGGAGACCAGATTATTACTTTTTCCAATGGAAGCGAGATTATGTTAATGGACCTTGCTGATTCTCCTTCAGACCCAGAATTCCAGAACCTCGGGTCGATTGAAATCACAGACTACTTCATTGACGAGGCAGGGGAAATTTCCATGCGATGTGCTGATATTCTGGATTCCAGAACCAGATTCATGCTTACTCATTTTTGTAGAAATTGTTCCGCTCCTGGACTTGATTCTGGAATGGTATCTTTTTATGGGGAAAATGGAAAGGCAGAAGAATGGTTATGTCAATCATGCGGAGATAATAATTCTGGATTAGTTCCAAAGGGATTAATGACTTGTAATCCAAATAAGAAATGGTTATTTCATGAATTTTATGATGCTCAAAGGAAAGGAATGATTCGTGAAGATAGATTCTTTCTTCAAGCCCTTCCTTCTGATAATCCCCATCTGCCCAATGCATACCTTGATAAATTAGCAAAGCTTCCAGAAGTTGATAAACGAAGATTGCTTTATGGGGACTGGGACTACGATGAAACGAAGGATAGAATTTATGCTTATGATGATTTAATCAGATGCTTCAGAGATATTTCAGACCAGGAAGAAAAAATGGGAGGAGATATGTTCATTACTTGTGATGTAGCCAGGGCTGGAAGAGATAGGACTATCATCATTCTCTGGAAAGGATTAATCATGAAAGATATCAAGATTCTGAAAGTGAATACCATTAATGAAGTGGTAAATGAGATTCGTGAATGGATTGCCAGATATTCAATCCGACTACATAATGTCCTCGTGGATGAAGATGGAGTGGGAGGAGGATGCAAGGATTATTTATCATGCAAAGGATTCATTAATGGAAGCAAAGCAATAAGAGATAATTATATCAATCTAAAAGCAGATTGCTATTTCAAATTAGCGGAATTAATTACTGAAAATAAAATTATATTTATGAATTCAGACCCATCATTAAAAAATGATATCGTGAAGGAAATGGAAATGATTCGTAGGACGAATATCGGAAGTGAAAAGAAGCTTTCCGTAACTTCAAAAAAGAATTTAACCTTTTCTCCAGATATCGCAGATGCTATTATGATGAGAGCCTTTTATGAATTGAAGAGAAATTATGGAGTATATTCCTATGCTTAAAATAAAATCATGAAGAATCAAGAAAAAACTCATTCCTTTATCAAGAATAAAAAATATTATTCTGGAATTGTATATGAATTCAATCTTCCAACTGGAACCACTTGTCCTTTTGCTCTGGAATGTAAAGTCGTAGTTGACCGAATTACTGGGAAATTTGATGTGAAGAAGGGACAATATCGGTGCTATGCTTCCAGTTCAGAAAGATTCCCTGGAGTTCGGGAACATAGATGGAAGAATTTTGAATATGTTAAATCTGGAGGAATCCCAATTATTCCAGATGATTGTAAAGCCATCCGTATTCATGCTTCTGGAGATTTCTTTAATCAAGCTTATTTTGATACTTGGATGAATCTTGCGAAAGAGAATCCAGGAATTGAATTCTGGGCTTATACTAAATCAATTCAATACTGGATTAATAGATTAAATGAGATTCCAGATAATTTTATTTTGACTGCTTCCTATGGAGGTAGGCAGGACCATTTGATTGAAGAATATAATCTGAAGAATGTAATTGTATATCCTTCACCAAATGAGGTTCCATCTAATCGTCCAGTAGATACAAATGATGATTACGCAAGAATCCCTTTCATTAAATTTGCACTCCTTGATAATATGAAAAATAAAAAGAAAGAATTATGAATCCAGTGCAGAAAAAAGAAGAATTATTGAATAAAGCTTTAATCATAGCCCAGCATTATACTTTCCCTCATGCAGAGTATGGATTAGCAAAGGATATTGTCAATCTTGCTATCAAAGTAGCCAGGGAATATTCAGAAGAGAATCTGAAGGGATGGCTTGATGCTGATATCCTTTCCTTCTGGGATGAAGTGGAAAGGGAATTGAATAAGTAATCATGAAAATATATCTCCTTCATCTCTTCACCAGATTTAGCAAAGGAGGAATTTCATCTTTTAATGACCATCTTTATCTCCAGATTCAAGCCCTGGGATATTCTCCAATAATCATAAAACCAAAAATAACCAGGCAATTTTATGCGAAGGAGATATTCCCAATATTATACCTATCTGACGAGGAGATAGTGGAAATAAGCCAGGATTCCATGGCTTTAATAACCTTTTGCTCCTATGCTGAAAATAGGAATCTGGTGAAAAGATTGATTTCCATGGGGATTCCCATGGTGATTCATGACCCGATTGAGTATTATCCAGATTTATTATCCTTGGCTAATGAGAAAAGCGGAATAATCACGATACGAAAAAGGAATCAGCAGAATCTTGCGGAAATGGGGATTAAATCCACTTTCATTCCCCATCCATATAATCCAATCAAAATTGATAATAAGTCCAGGAATGGAGCTTTAATTTGCTCCAGATTGACTTATGGAAAAGGAATTGAATTGATTGTAAAAGCAAATCAGAGGAATTCTGGAATTGATATTTATGGGGAAATTAATAAAGATTTCTTCCTGGATTATCTTTCAAAGGAGATATCCTGGAGGAAGTATTATAAAGGGGAACTGGATAATGACCATGATTTGAAAATCAAGATTCTTTCCAGGTATAAATATGCGATTGATATGTCAGCCATTGCGAATGATGGAGGAGGTACTCAATATACTTTCCTGGAAGCCTGGAATGCTAGATGCCTTCTGATTATAAATCAATCCTGGATATTAAAGGATGATGAAATGATTCCTGGAATAAATTGCTTGATAGCAAAAGATGAAAATGATATCCAGAAAATAATTGAATCTGGAATATCGTATGATACTTCATATTGTGATTCCCTTCTGGAGAAGCATGATATTAATAATTCTGGAAAGAAGTTCCTGGAATTTATTTTACTTCAATATCAGATAAGAAAAAGTAGTTACTCCAAGGAATAAAGATGATGATATCAGAATCCATTTATTTTTCCTTTTGATTTTCTTCTCCAGATTTTGAATCTTTTCTTCCTTCTTTTGAATCTCTGATTCCTGGAAGATGATTTCTTTTTTCAGATGGAGGATAATGATATCTTGATTCTTGATTACTTCCCTACTGGATAAAGCAGATGAATACCAATATTGAAGGGAAGCAGTAGCAAGGACTACTAATCTTTGCTCTTCAATATTCCTGGAAGAATCCTTTTCTGTTGAGACTATCCAGGATGGAAATTGATTTTGAGTATTCCCTTGAAAGCTCCAAAGGATTAAGCAGATAAATAGTATCAATTTCTTTTTCATATATTTTCTGTTTCTTGATTTGAGTTTTGATGATGGTATCAATTTTATATTCAATCTGGATGATTGTATCTGTATTGATTTGAATTTCTCCAGGACATTCTTTCTGATTCCCAATACTAAAAAATACCAGGAAGCATAAAGTAAAAGCTCCAATTATAAAAGTGATAACTCTCCTATCAAGTTGCTCCTGGGTCATAATGTGAAATATAATTCACTTTCCTCTAATCTTCTTTTTACCAATCCAGTCAATACCTTTCCTCCAGCTTTATTCCATTTCAGAAATTCATCACGAATGGATTTATCGTTTGGATTCTGATTAATCTTTTTCAATAAAGTGGATTTTGATAAATTACCAATTCCAAGATTATAGGTAAAAGATACCAAGGCATTGAATTGATTCTCGTTTAATTCTTTCTTCAGAATCTTCTTGACTTTATTTGAAAAT